AAGTATAGTGTTGTCTGTTTCTGCCATGGTTAACCCTAAAAATTAAAATTGGGAGACCCGAAGGTCTCCCATATACTTAGCGTATAATTAAGAGGTGGTGTTGCTCTCCCAGTACTGAACTTGGAATTCAACAGTAAACCTTTCGATTTCATCCACAGTAGCATAACTAAGTTCGATAGCAGAAACAGCGGTTGGGAAACAACCACGGAAGTTATATCTCTTCAATACACTTTCGTCTTTATCTAGTTGTTCAACCAAAAGATCTGCTTGATAATCTACTGGGTTTACAAGTCCTGTGTTAGCAGAGTGACCATTAATACCATTCATCCATCTTTCCATCGAGTCACGAATCGTGAAATCCGTATCGTTGATAATGGTGACATTCCAAGGTTCAAAGGTGCGATCACCTGCAACCTTTAACTGTCGACCGCGGAAAGGAACAGTAACTAATCCGATCTGCGAAATTGGCAGCTGCGCTGCCTCACACAAGAACGAAGTAAGTTCAACGTCCCCACCAGCGTAGGTAGGGAAGTTGACTGTTGCTTTGAATAGATTAGGTCGAGCACCGCCGCCTCTCAGTTTGGACTTAAAGTCGTCGACTCCTAAAATTGCCATTTACTTTCTCCTTAAACCGAGCCAGTTACTTCTTCAAACTCTACACCAGTTCTAACTGCTACGAAGTTTAGCGTTACGTAGTTGATAGAACGAGCAGGTTTGATGAAGATGCTTGCTACGAACCTATTTGAATCAATCACATCTGCCGTGTTGTTCGTTTCGTCACAAACTACTCGGAAATCAGTGATACCTCTTCTTCCTTGAATTTCTCTCAAGAAAGGTTCAACGATATTAACGAACTCGGCGCGAGTAAACTCGTCATTAAATTCGAACATAACGTTTCTTGCTGCTTCCTTGATTGCTCTTTCGACGACAAGGAATAACCTTCTAACATTAATTCTGTCAAAAGCAGAAGGTCTTGATTCTTTAGTCTTGTCTCCGAAGAGTAGAATGCCTTGCCCAGGAAGATTTACAATCGGGTTGATACCAACTTTATACAACGCGTCTCTATCAGTTTTAGAGGCATTGTAAGCAAGCGAGGTAACACCGAAGTAAAGACCGCGTCGCTGACCCGCAGGTGAGAACCATGGTGCCGCCGAAGCGTCAGTTCCTGCCATTACGCCAGCAGTTGAAGATGCAGCAGGCACGAAAATATACTGATCATTATACTTGTCGTACATCTTGAGATAGTTGTTATCAGTGACAAGATATGAAGAGTAAGTATAGTCGTTAACAGTTGACAAAGTATCAGTTAAGATATTTGCTGCACTGTTATTGACAACTGCATTTCTATTTGGTGAAGCAACCACAACACAATCTTTTCTGCCGTTAGCGCCAGCAACAAGACCGACCATATGATTAACTACTGTAACCTGATCAGATTTGCCGTTCATTCCTGGTGCAATCATGAAATCAATTTCAATTGTGTTTTGATCTTCGAAAGTATCAAACCCCCTAGTATACGCTGATGTGTTCAGCGTTGGAGAGTCTTTACCGCCGCCTAATCCAGTGTTGTACACCTTAGGAGTTTGAAGACCAAACTCAACACCTGCGGCATTTTTGCCCCAGTCGGTGTCAACTGCCGTACCATTTACCTTTGGTGCATCAACTGCCCAAACGTAGTTTGACCTGTTATTTAAAACGTCCTCGAGATAATTCGTGGCACCGTCAGTAGTCTTAGCGTCACCAGCAAGCGAAACATATGAGAACGTTTCGAGTACTGAACCTTTAACGCCTGAGAATGTTCCGTCTGAATCAATAATTGCTACGTGTACTTCGTCGTTTGAACCGCCTAAGTTAGCGACATATGAAGAAGTTCCTGGCGCGCCGTCAAAATTATCTTTGTACGACCATCCATCGAACGTGCTATTATCAGAATCAGCAGGACAAATTGAAACTGCTAAACTGCTACCTGCCGCGCCTGGCCATTTAGCAACAGCCCAAGTGCCATTAGCAGCAATTGAATCTTTAACAGCGTTGAAGTCATCTAAGTTCTTAACCAATACAGATTGATAACCTAGACCTTGTCCGTCAGAATCAGTAGAATAATCAAAAGCGTTACTAGTAATATTACCTGCCAAAGTTCCGTCAGAATCGACGACTTCACGGGTAACATACAGACTATCTGAATATCTTAAAAATGAAGCAGCAGACAGAAAGTCAACTGCTGTCCCTGTTGAGGGTGCTCCGAAAGCACTTACCAACGCTGTCTCTCCGTTGACTAGTGTTGGTTCTGCCACCGGACCCCATCTAAAGTCGCCAACGATTGCTCCAGTAGTCGTTGATACATTAGGGACTGTCCCCGTTAGATCAACCTCTCGTACTGTTATCGCGGGAGACAGACTTGGAGTAAAAAGTGCCATAGTTGTTTCCTTCTCTCGATTTGTTTATTATAAGGTTTCA